CGAAGGCGGAGATGTCTTTGTATTCGCTCATCTCCTCTCCTTACGCCGACGGCGTGTAGCTGACCAGCGCCTTCACCGCGCCAGTCGTGTACGCAGCCGGGGCCGAAGCGCCGAGCGACACCACCACGTTCGTGCCCGTGATCTTGACGACCAGGTTGGTGCCGTCCGGGAAGTAGACGCTGCCGTCGGTGCCCGTCAGGCGTACCGAGACTGCGGCGACGTTGGCGGCCGGTGCATCCGAGCCAAGGGGAAGATTGACCGAGGCGCCGTTCGCAGGGGCGACGCCGGTGAGCGTCTTCTGCGTCTGGAGCGAGGTCAGCTTGGTCGTCAGCGCATTGAGGTTGGTGTAGATCGCCTCGAGCTGGGCCAGGTCCACAAAGATCGCATCGATCTTCGTGAGATCGGCGGCCACTGCGGACACGTCCGCGATCTTGTTGCCGACCGCGACGATCTCCGTCAGATTTGCGCTGATGGTGGTGAGCATCGTCAGCTGGCCCTGCACCGAGATCAACTGGGTGAGCGCCTGGTTGACGGCGACGATCGCAGCCACGTTGTCACCCGCCGACACGATGTCGGCCAGGTTGTTGAAGACCGTGCCGATCTGGGCGAGCTTGTCGTTCACCGCCGAGACGGAAGCGAGCGAACCGTACACCGAGAGCAGCTGGTTCTGGTGCGAGTGCAGGTCGACCAGCGCCGACTCGTTGCTCTGGAGATCGAGCAGGCTCGTCATGTTGGTGCGCAGGTCGACGAGCTTGGAGAGCGAGCCCGCAATCGAGGTGAGGTTATCGAGCTGTGCTGCCACAGCCGTCACCTGCGCCTGAACCGCAGACACACTCTTCAAGTCCGTCAAGCTGCCCGACACCGCCACCACATCGGCCAACGACTCGGCCACGAGATACACGTCCTTCAGCTGCGAGGAGACGTGCTTCACGTAGGCGATGTTCAGCGCGACGTGGCGAACCGTGTCGTAGGCGTTGCCGAGGAACTTATCGACAAGGCCGGCTTCCCCGCCGAGCGGGTCATTCACAGTGCGCATGTTCATTGGTTATACCCATCCCCGCTGTTCGAAGCGGGTGTTGGTGGTTGAGATGGACGCGTTCACCAGATCCATGTCCGCGACTTCGTGGCAGATCGCCTCGTACATCGACTGGTGTTCTTGTGCCTTGGCTCCGCTGCCTTCGGTTCCCATCGAGCTGAAAACCTTGTAGGCGACATACGCAGTCAGGGCACCGTGCAACGACGGCGGCAGAACGATCTCCTGTTCTTCGTCATCGAGTGCGAGCTGAGGGTGCGCCGCCTGGTAGTTCACCGAGAGCGAGACACCCTGAATCGGCCGCGGCACCTGGAGCACCGTCGGCTGCGGGGTGAACAGCGAGCTCAAGCGGCCTGAATCATTGAGCGACATCTGGCAGCCGAGGCTGTCGTAGACCGCCAGGATCTTGATGGCGTCCTCTTCGAACGGTTCACGCCCGAGATCCTTGATGTAGGGGTAGCGCACCTGCTCCGGGTCGAAGCCGCTTTCGGCAAACTTCTTGAGCAGGTGGTAGTTGGTGATGTGGCTCACCATCTCGATCACCACGTCCTTTTCCGACAGGACAAAGCGCGAGTAGATGCGCCGCAGCGCCTCGTTGGCGGCGATGACCACCTTGGGTTTGGAGGCTTCTTCGATGCCACCCGCGCCTTCCAGTCCGAGGGCGATGTTGCTGAATTCGCCGTAGGACAGGAGGCTAAACAGATCAGATACTTTCACGAGTCACCTCACACGATATAAGCGGACAGTCCGCTCGGTTCGCCCTGCTGCTCTTCTTCCTCGTAGATCGACACTTCAGTCGGTGTCGCCGGCGCGGATTCCGAGGGCTTCCACGGCTTCAGATAGCCGAGCATCGACACAGTGTCGATGAAGTCGTCTTTACCCTTGATGCCGCTGGAGGTGACCAGCCGGAGCTGACCCATTGCGATACCGAGCGTCTTCGACAGCTTCAATTCTTCGGGGAAGTAGAACTTGCCCGCCTTGAACCAAGGAACAACCAGATTGAAGCGGGAGAGCTTGTCGGTGATCGGCCGAATACCAGGTTCGCCACTCTTCTCCGAGCTGGCGAAGTTGAACCAGATGTTCCGGTCCAGCATCGCAGTCTGGAGCAATGAGATGTAGGCGCCTTGCTGGCCGGTGATCTCGATGCCAACCTGCTGTGGTTTGTACTGCTGAACTAGCCTGAAAAGATCGTCGAATGTTTTGTTGATCTTCTGACGCTCGATGATGCCGTCAACCCAGAACCAGTCCCCGTTGGAATTGTACGCCCAGACGCTGATCACGGAGAAGTCAGCGGTCTGTTTAATTGAGGTTGCGAGGTCGGTGGTGATGTAGAAGTTGAAACTGCTCTGGTTCGCCAGCAGATTCTTGCGGTTGTACCAGCGCAGATCCGCATCCTGCACGAGGCGCTCTTCCTCGGACGTGATACGAAGCATCAGTTCCTGCATGAAGGCCGCGACTTTGCCGGTCTTCACCGCCATCTCGTACTGCTCTTTGACGTACTTGAACGTGAAGCGATCCTCCCATGCGCCGACGAACTCGTGCTCCTCGCACGGGAAACGTTCGCACACCGGCCACACGTTCACGTCCCAGGCCCCGGACTCCACCGCTTCGATCAGGATGTCTTCCTTGGCGAACGGCGTGCCATTGAACACCACCTTGCGACGGGTCGGATCGAGCGCGTGATTCACGCCTTTGTATACCGTGTCCTTGATCGCATCCATCGCGGCCTTGGACTTCGAGTCGTCATCCGAGATCAGGTCATCGAGCACGCATAACACGGGGCGCTTGCCGAAGATCTTCGTACCGCGCAAGCCAGTTTTCGCGCCGAACATTTTGATGCCCAGGCGATGGCCTTCCTTGTTCTCGAACTCGATGTAGTTGTCGGTGAAGGTCGCCTTCGGAATCCACTCGCGCAGGAACTCACTGTTGTTGTATCGGAACTCAATGTTCTTTCGCGCAGACTTCACGCCGTTGTCCATTGAGTCAGAGACGTAGATCATCCCTTCAACCTTGCCGAACCCTGGCAAGTGTCCGAACATTCCGAGGAACAGGCAGAAATACTCCATGAACAGAGTAGTTTTGGCTGCACCCCGGAAACAGAGGTTCGCAATGTAATCAGAGTTCGACTCCACCACCTTATCCAGCATCTTCAGGTGAACAGGTGGTGTCTTGTGGCTCTCTCCAGTCTCGCCGTTCACGAGTTTGATGAAGTTCATGAAAGTGAGTGCGAACACACTCGGCTTGTAGTTGGGAGAGTTCAGTTCTTTGTAATCGACCTGATCCAGCCACTCATCCAACTCTTGCTTGATCAGTGGCATTACGGAACCTCCTTCACCTCAACGTCGATGATCTTCTGCGCGGCAATGTCTTTGGCCGTCACTCCCTGAGCAATCAGTGCCTGCTGTTGGGCGGCCATCTTGCCGAGCAGCTCCTTCATCTCCGCCATGCCCGAGGATTCCGGCACGTTGAAGTTCACGAGCGGCCCTGCTTCCTTCGGCTTGGCGAGGTGAGTGAGCAGTCCGATCGCGGCATCTGCCTGCACCTTCTGGCTGTCGGCCGTCATCATCAGATCCGACAGACGGTTGATCGCCTTCTGGTGGATGTCCTGGTTCAGCACCCAGGTCGGCACCAGGCTCTGCTCGAGGATCAGGTTGACGAGCTTGCCCTTGTTGAAGGCGGAGACGTAGGCCGAGATCTCCTTGGTCGTGGCGCCTTTGGCGGTGAGCGCCTGGTAGCGCTGGGGGAAGGTCTTGAAGTAGGCGTCCTGGTTCGAATCCCCCATCAGCTTGTAGCTGACGTAGGTCACCGCATTCAGGTAGTCCTCGGTCTTGAACTTCCCGTCTTTCAGCACCCCGGTGTACGAGATGAAGTTGTTGCGCACCTGCTCGGCAATCAGCGGATCGGTCACGACGTTGTTCACCATGTCGACCAGCTGTTGCGTGGCTGCGCCCTTGAGGTTCGGCGGGAGAGCCCGCACCACCATCTCTTGAGTCAGCATTTCTTTCCCCGTTAACTGGCAAAGGCCAGCTTTCGCCGGCCTCGCCTTGTCTGCTAATTATTATTAGCAGTGAATGATTTAATGCCCCAAAACCGGGGTAGGCGCTGCCGTGGCGCGGGTGAGGCGCTTGTTGAGCAGCCAGACCAGCTCTTCCATGCAGTCACGCTGCGTGGCGAGGTCACGCCGCTCGGCATCCGGCAGGGCTTTGTAGGCATCCGTCTGGATGAACGCCAGCAGTCGCTCGTACTCGCCGCGGCGTGCTTGATGCTCTGCCTTCAGACGTTCCAGCCAGGTCGTGGCACGCGGGGTCGCGCCAACCGTGTAGGCCTTCTCGAATACGCCCTTGGGTGACCAAGACACGTAACCGGCAAAGCCTTCAACGTTGGGTGCGCCGCCGTCGGTGTATTCCACCAGGTAGCCTTCCTCGTCCAGCGCACGGCGGCCGTCGTAGAACAGGCCCGTCGTATGGTGGTAGTCCGCCAGTCGCATCGGCACAGCGCGGACCACCTTCGTGCCGACGTAGGTTTGGACTTCGGGAGCCAAGGAAAGGATGGAGCCGGAGGCCGGGCCGGCCGCATCGACCAGTGACAGCTGCCACGCGAGCACAGTGCCGAGTGCCTTCCAGACTCCCTGGGTCGCTTCCTTCAGCGCGAAGCTCTCGCCCAGTTCCTGGTTGAAGTTCTCCTTCGAGACGCAGGCCGAGCTGCCTTCCACCGAGAAGCGCTCGCCAAAGAGCTCGACCTGGGCCACGGTCGTGCGCCCGTTCGGCAACACAATAAAGCTCACCTTGCCCTCGGCAATCGCGCGCTCGACTTGTTCGAGGCTGACTCGCGGCGCGGTAGCGCCCGCCGCCAAAATTTTCTCTGCTGCTGCGGTGTTCATCGGTTTACTTCTCCCTGTCTGTTGGGTAAAGTCCATACATGGACTAAAGGTAGTCTAAAGTCTATCCCCGAATTCGTCAAAGGAATCCTTTCGGCACACTCTATTCTGTATGGGAATGGGAGGGATAAAGGTATGGTGCTGCCGCACAAGGGAGGGGCAGGAATACTCAATACTGTATACGAATGAAAGTTTGTGTTAACCTGGCCAGGCCAATGCGACGGTGCAATGCCTGAGCTGACAGCGGACCTTGTGAAACGTCAGTGCTTCGTTTCGATACCCCAGTGGATAGTGGGGCACATAACTTCCACAGTCGGAGCGTCGACCTCCTACTCAGTCGCCAGCTGAGTCCAGACGTGATCCGATACTAGAGCCGGTGGCTGTGTATACGCCCCGGCTCTTTTCTTTGGTTGCTTCCCCCACTCTAAGTTAACCCTAGCGCAGGCCCTCTTCTCTCTGGCTCCTGCGCAGCAGACCGTTAGTTGCCAATTCGTTGACAAGTCAACGGTTCACTTTTGGCACCCCTGTCTATAACAGGACGCGAGCTGCTCTCGGAGCAGCGAGTGTCGTATCCCCGGTGACTTGCGTCGAGCCAAGGGAAAGATCAGTAGCAGTAGTTGTTCGACTCAAGCCAGGCTTTCGCCCAGCTGATGCCCCGCTCAATGGCGGCCGCCTCGGTGTCGTAGTAGCCAATGTCCATGAAGTGGAAGATCTGCCCCTCGTCCTCGTCCTCCCACGGGCCACGTTCGACCTCGACCCACGCATGCCAATGGAAGCCCCGCTTCTCCGGGTGAGAGTCGAGGGTCCACTCCATAAAGTCGATTTTCATGTCTGCTCTGCCCCGGCTGGTTGATCTCCAAGTCATCCAGCATTTTGAGTGCCGCATCCAGCGACCCCAAACTTATCTGCTCATAGAGAGAAATTTCTTGCAAATTTTTTGGGCAGTCGGGTTTGGCAAAACTTCATAGCTACTTCCCATAGCAGTGTGGGGCCTCCGGCCCCTTGTACACCAGTACACCCCCCCCCGGTACACGGGTACACAGGCTACGCCTGTATCGGCACATATGGGGCCGTCACTATAACTGGAGCTATCTCATGGCAAGCGTACGTATGACTTTCGGCAGCGCAATGGACACCGTTGTCGGTGCAGCTAAGGCAGTGGACACCACGGTCAACGCAGTGATTAAAGGCGTAGACATGGTTGACAACTTCGTCACCAAGGCGAAGACGGAGCAAGAGAAGCGGTATAAGGCTGAACTGTTGGACTTGGATTACAAGATTGCTGAAGAAATCGGTATGGAAAGAACTCTTCGGCAGAAGAAGGTTAAAGAATTTGTTGCACAGAATCCTGATTCTGCTGCTGATTATCAGAAGAACTATGACGAAGTTCTGACTCTTCTGAAACAAAAGTAAGTCTAAGGGGTATGGCTACGGCTATACCCCAAAGATAAATCTAAGATAGTTAGATTGGATAGTAGAAATTCTTCTACTTCCCTCAGAAATTCCCAGAAAGGATCGCAGAGAAATTCCTGTTCGACAGGGAAATCTCTCCGGTCCTTTTTCACATTCATCATTAGAAATAACTTTGAGGAGAAACACCATCATGAACAAGTTCATGGGCGGCTTCACGATCGCATTCCTGATCGCAACGGGATTCGGATTCTTCCTGTATGCGCTGGCCATCCTGGCCTGCATTGCACGTCCGTTCAATCAATGGAGCGATGCACTCGGCATCCTCTGCGCCCTCATTTGTTGGGGCGCTGCCTACCTGCAACACGTCGAGAACGTGGAGCGTGAGGAACGTGAGTTCCGTCTGGGCCTGGCATTCATTCACAACCAAATCACCCGCAAGTAAGGAGACCATCATGGGCAACCAACTTTTCACGCATCTGAAATCCCTGGCCGCATCCATGCAGCCGGGTGAGACGGTCGATGTTCCGGGCTTGCACATTCACCTGCGTGAGCCCAATCCGGACTTCACGATGCACAAGGAGCTTCAGGCGCATTGCGCCAAGCTCGTCGAGCGCACCAAGGAAGCACTGCTCGAGGCTCGGGACGAGACCGATGTGCGCTGGATGCGAGATGCGGCAATCCGCAATCTCAACCACCTCTTCAACACCGTGAACCTCTACACCAGTGAGTTCGCGTTACTGAAGCTGGAGTGTCTCGAGGATCTCGAGCACGAGTGCCGCATGGGTCACTTCCAGGCCTGCCAGCGTTCACGCAAGTGGCGCAAGGCTGTCGTGGATCGCTACTTTGGCGAGTCCGCGGCATAGGTCCGAGATCCAAACCCTGCGTCGGGCTGCTTCGCAGCCCTCCTTGGGACTCTAGCTCCGCTTTATCCCATCTGTGCGCAGGGGCGTCTTCGCCGCTTTGCACCAGTACGGCGGCTACGCCGCTATCGAGGGAGCACGGCTCCCATTTCATGGATGAGGAGTCGGTATGCAGATGCACTGTTTGGATTGCCAGCGTTGCAATCCTGTTTCATTTCACGTGGTCGGCGGGACTGTGACCATTGGTCAGGACCGCGCTGTTATTGGCCTGATCACGCGAGGTACACGCAAGTACCCGCAGCAGGTTCAGCTTCACAACGGGAAACTTTCTCCCGTGTTTGACCAAGGCCGTAAACCCGAGGCCGCTGATGCTCTGCGTCAGTGGATTCGAGCTAACGCCTAATGGCGGCTACGCCGCTTTTGGCGGGTTGGACTGGGGAGTTCCTAGTCCGATCGTCGCTACTTTCTCTCACAACCCTTCGAAAAGGACAGAGGTCATCATGGCTCAATTGAAATTCAACTCCCCGTTCGGCGCTCAACAAACCCAGCAGCCGGCATACGGCAACGGCAACGGCAAACAGCCGAAGCCGCCTGCGGAGTTCTGGCTGAACGTTGGTTACAACGCGCCGGGTGCTGGTAAGGACGGCGAGGACTTGTTCGTCTCGCTGCCGGTCGGCATCCCGCTCGACA